CCGTCTTCCCCTTTTTCGTAGCCGAGGAACTGCCCGTAGGACATGCTTACCTTACCGCGTTCCATATTTTTGCGCACCGCCCACGTGATGTTTTCACTGATAGAGCGGGATTCTTCCTGCGCGATGGAGCTCATAATCGTGATAAGGAGTTCCCCTTTACTATCCAGCGTGTAGATATTTTCTTTTTCAAAATACACCTCCACGCCTTTGTCTTTCAGCTGGCGGATGGTCACCAGGGAATCCACCGTGTTACGGGCAAAGCGAGAAATGGACTTTGTGAGAATTAAGTCTATTTTCCCATTCAGGGCATCCTCGACCATCTGCCGGAAGCCGTCACGCTTTTTAGTGTTAAGGCCGGAAATCCCTTCGTCCGAATACAGCCCCACAAACTCCCACTCCGGTCTGGACTGAATATAGCGGGTGTAGTAATTTATCTGGTTTTCATAACTGTTAAGCTGCTCATCCTCGTCCGTGGAGACACGGGCGTAGGCTGCCACCCTGCGTTTGGCTGGAGCGGTAGTATCCTCTGCGTTCTGCCGGCTGGCAGTCGGCTGGATCACGCGTATGGTTTTCTCAGGCATCGCTGTCTCCCTCCCTTCTCCGGCGGTTCCGCTCAAGAGCCAGTTCCCGCGCTTTCTGCCGCATTTCTTCTGTCCAGCTTTCCTTACGGGAAGGGTATTCCCAAAATATATCCTGCTCCGAACCATCCCTGAATACATAGACCAGATGGTTGGCTCCCGCCACACGGATTGTCGAGAGCATTGTGGGTACAGCAGTTTCCAGGTCGTCACTACCCAGCGCTTTAGCTGTTTTTGCAATCAGGATGTCTTCAGGCAGCTGTCTGCTGGGGCAGAACTCTTTGCCATAGGTGTCGAAAGTTCGGCATATCCACACTGCCTGTTCATACGGAGTCCCGGACTTGACGGTTCTGCGGCGGTAATGCATGCCGCACTCCCCACATTCAATCATCCCGGAAAAAGGGTAGCGCCTTGACCACTGCCGGCCGTCTGCTTTCATTTTTTTCCGGCGTTTCCTCCTCTCTGCCTGTGCGGCGTCAAATATTTCTTTTGGGATGATAGCCTCATGGCTGTTTTCCACCAGATACCGTGTCCTTTCCCCATGATTTCTTACCGGTTTTTTGCTGATATAATTCTCAATATATGTTTTTTGTAACAGCATATTTCCGCAGTATTTTTCGTTTGTGAGGATGTACCGGATGCTGGTGCGGTTCCAAGGCCTTTGGCTACGCATCGGCGCTATGCCCATGTGGATAAGTTTCCTGGCAATGGCATTTTCCCCCATGCCGGAGAGGTAATCCTCAAATATCTGCCACACAATTTCCGCCTCCTCAGGCACCACTGTCAGCACCCCGTCTTTCAGGCGGTAGCCCATCATTTTTCCAACTGTGGTGCGACCTTCCTCGAAGGCTTTTTTGATGCGCCATTTTTGGTTTTCACTGGCAGAGTAGCTTTCCGCCTGTGCATAAGCGGCGAGCAGGGTGATAAGAAATTCCCCGGTCTCCGAAAGCGAATGGATATTGTCTTTCTCGAAATATACATCTATTCCGAGACCCTTCAGTTCGCGCAGCGTACTTAAAAGCAGCACTGTGTTGCGGGCAAAGCGTGTAAACGCTTTGGTGAGGATCAGGTCAACCTTGCCTGCCCGGCAGTCCGCCAGCAGCTGCTGAAATGCTGGCCGCATCTCCTTCGTGCCGGAAATGCCCCGGTCTTCATAGATACCAGCAAATTCCCAATCGGGGTTTGCCTTGATCTGCACTGTGTAAACTTCCGCCTGGTTTTCCAGAGAATTTAGCGCCATTTCTTTTTCCGTGGAGACACGGACATAGGCAGCCACCCGTTTCTTCCTGCGCTGCGGGCTGACTGTCTGGCTGTCTAATTTCTCAATCCTCATAATGCATCATCTCCTTTTTGATGTTGGAAAGAGGGGGCAGAACGCCCCCTCAGCCTGTAAGTTACAATCTCCTGATCTCGTCCTCCCCGTAAACTATGCCGAGGCCGGAACCGTTCTCCCAGCTGACAAACACGGTGCCCGTGTCGTCTACTGATTTTACGGTGCCTTTTAAGCCCGGCGGCATATCGCGGTATGGGTCATTCATGGAAACCAGTTCTACCTTTGTACCTGCGGGATACTGTTTCCATATTTTTTCTACTGTTTCCCGGCTTGGAAACTTCATCTGCGGCATGGTGTCTGCTCCTTTCTTTTCTGCGTCACTCTATTAGTCACTCAGGTTTGCATTTCCATCAAGTCTTGATATCCTGCCGGATCATGGCATAGTGTCAGCGTTCACCTCCTTGCCCGAATCCTCCACAGCCTTCAGAAGAATTTTCCGGTCAAAATCTGCATCAAGATATCCCTGATGGATTGTCCCAAGATAGTCTCTGCCCGGCGCACAGTAATGTCTGCCTTCCGTGTTCATGATGTAAACCATCGCATAAACCCGGCGGCCATATACCGTGACCCGCAGCCGTTCCTTGCGGTAAAAGCAGGGCCAGCCTTCATAGCGGTCAAGCGCCTGTTCGTCCCCCGGCTGAATCCGCCAGACCAGGACGGGGACTTCCCCGCCTTTGTGGCGTTCAATCGTCGCTACCGAGTAGAACATCAGCCGCCAGTTCCTCAGTGTCGCTGTTCCCACAATCTGTGCCGTAGGGCAGCGGTACGCCATCTGCTCCAGGTTGAGATTGGAGCCGTAGGCGATGTAAAGTCTCTCTTTCCTATCCTTCATGTGCATTCCCTCCGTTTCTGACGTGGCTTCTGACATTCTCCCGGCTGCCGTAGCGCCAGGCGGCGTTTCCATCCAGATGTTTGTAAAGGTGCTCCCGGCAGCTCTTAAATTCCTCGCCGATAAAGCCAATGCGGTTTAAATAGGTGCGCATGGCGAACTTCTCGTTCTCGGCCTGGACTTTATGGTAGCGTGCAGACTTCTGTGTAAGGGCCTGATGATCCATCGCAAGTGCAAACACGATATAGGCCCGGACTTTCCCAGCGTGGAGCTCACTGTTGAAGCCCCTCAGCTCCACGGTATGATGGCCGTGGAAAAAACTGTGGAGATTGAGGAAATGGTACCGGCTCTGGTGGTAATGGGAGTTACGGTTACCACAATACTTCTCATACCAGATCCTTTCAATCTGCCCAAATGTCTTTGGCTTTTGCCGGTTCATCTGCTCTACCAGATAAGCGTCCATCTTTTTGCAGTAGTTCATCCGATCCGGTGCGATTTGGAAAGCCTTGTAAAACAGATCATTGCGCGAGGCAATCAGGTTAATGAAGTTACGGATGCTGCGAGGGGTGTGTTCGCCCCCGTCCAGATGGATATGGATGCCGCAGGTATTGTTCGTAAAACCTCCGGCTTTCCGCAGCCTCCTGATGAGTGACTGGATGCTGCCGATATCCTCGTAATAACAGAGGATCGGGCTGACCATCTCCACACTGTAGCTGCTGCCCGCGCCGACAGTCCTCCGGTTCTTTTTCTTCTGGCATCTGATACTGCCATCATACATGAACTTCCAGACCCGCCCATCCGGCGCGGTTACTTCGTAGGCTTCATAATAGCCGCCGGAATACCTTGCGCTGCCGTGCAGATATTCTGCGGCTGCACCGGCCGCCTTTTCACGGGTGATGCCGGTAAACTCCACCTCAATGCCAAATTTGTGTGTAAACAACTGTATCCCACCTCCTTTTTGATTGGCGGCCACGGGAGGCTCTGCGGCACACCGCAGAAAGAAATCCCCGGTGTACCGCACGCAGTTGTTTTGCTGTTAAAGTTATGCTTTAATTTATTACATTTTCCTCCTTTCCCGGCGGCGCACCGCCGCCAAGGTATCTCTGTGATAATTTCTGTAAAATCCGGTGGTATTCGCTGAGCGTGATAAGCCCCTGCCCCAGCAGGTCATCCGTCATGCAGCAGAGGGCATGGTACCGGAGCTGGCGTTCAAAAGCTGTCATCCCCGCACCTCCACACACGTATCCGCCTGCACAGCTTTCTGGCTGTCGGCAAAACATTTCCGGCTGCAGAACCGTTTATGCGGATTGCCGAAGGCAGTAAACTCACGCCCGCACTGCTCACAAACCCGGCCATAAGGGACGCGGCGTTTCTGCTCATTGCCCCATGCGTTCCGGCAGCGGGCTGAACAGAACAGCTGCTTGCCGCCCTGAGCAGACTTCTCAAAGTTCCTGCCGCAGTATTTGCATTTGGGCGTAGTGGGTGTCCCTGCGCCCAAAACCACCGCAGGGATAATCTCATCCGCCTTTGGTTCTTTGTCCATGATATGGCGGAAGGCGTAGCGCACAGAACTCTCTCCCCGGCCAAGTTCCCGGCCAATCTGGACAAAACTCTTCCCCAAAGTCCTCTGTTTCACGATATATTGTTTTTCCTGTTCAGACATCATGTCCCTTTCCTCCCTTCTGTCCTGACAACGGTAAATAAGTTAAAAATATCAAAGCGGGCACAGGCAGTCCTCCATATCCAGCCCGTCCCGAAGCATGCCGGTAAACTCATCCGGCAGGATCACCGCAAAAATACGCGGGTACTGCGGGAAAGTCTCACGGATGTGCCGGATCAGCGAGCGTTTCCGCGCTTCGGTTTTTACGATCCAGGCCACCAGCGGGAATACATCGCCGTGCAGGCGCTGTTCTGCGTCACTTTTGTAATATTCATAATAGCGGCGGCACTTTCCGATAATGGTCTGGATGTCCTCGGTGTTCAGGTCTACCTCGATAAACCAGCGCAGTTCATACCATGCCTCTTCATGGCTCATCCAATCCTGTTTTTCCGTGACAATGGCAAGGTCAGGTTTCAGGGTGCGGTTTTTATAACTGCCCTGATATGGCCGCCAGCAGTCCGGCTCCACCTGGAGTTCTATAAGCTTCATGTCCTCTTCCCGGCAGGTTTCCACCGCCAGCACATAACATTCGGCCACGGAAACAGTGTGCGCCAGGGTTGCAACGGATGGCTCAATGTTGCGTTTCCTGACTTCTGGCTCATGGCGGTGTATCTGTAAGATATGCTCGCCGGCTTCGGTCAGGTAATAAATGTATGCCACATAGCCGCGGCTGCGGCAGTCCACCTTCCGGTTGACGGCGGCGATAAGCCCCAAATCAGACAGGGCTTTCAGGCGGCGGTTGGCAGCGGTCGTGCTGGCATTTTTACTAGCTCTGCCTGTAAAATAAAGCCGTTTAATCTGTTTTCCGAGGATTGCCCGGCACCGGCAGATGGTGCCAAGAATCTGCCAGTCGAGGTCGGAGAGTTCCGTCTCCAGTGCAAGCAGGCGCTTTCGGCTGAGCCTTGACGGCGCCGCACTTGTGGCAGGAGATACCGCTCCAGGACGGTATCCGTCTTTTCCCTTATCAGGGGCGGAAGTGCCACTTTGTGCGCCTTCCGGGAATCCAGTTGTGACTGTGCTGTTCATAAGGTTATTCATCCTTCTGCTCCTTCCTGCGGCGTCCTATGCCGCTCTTTTTGAACCCTTTTGCTTCTTCCTGCGGCGGGGTGGCAGTGTCCTTAAATATCTCTTTCAGCTCTGCCTCTACCGCTTCGGCTGGTGTGCCGTAGTGCGCCATGCTGGCTGCCCTAAGCTCCGCCGCACCCTGCAGGGGTTCCGGCTTGGGGAGTGTCACGCCCTGCACCCAGCCGGTGTTCCTGCCGCCGCTCTGGAAACTGGCATAGACGTGGTAGCGCATGAGCGAGGCAAAATCCAGCGCCTCCAGCCCGTCAGCCATCGCCGCCATATCTTTGGCGTCCTTCCCGCTGATGCCGAAAATAATCTTGTTCCGGGCATTGGCATCCACGCCGGAGCGGAGCAGTACCGGCAGCTGGTCACGGTATTGGTGCGCCATGGTAATTGCGAGCCCCATGCCCCTTGCCTGTGCCAGCGCGTCCGATAAATCGGTTGGCAGTGAGAGGTAATCCTGCAGCTCATCAATGTAGATGCTCACCATTTTCCGCTTTTCCTGCGAGATATTTGCCCGGCCAAGCGCCAGTGTCCAGGTCAGGCCGACGATCAGTGAGCCAAGCAGCCTTGCAGATTCACCGCCGATAACGCCTTTATTCAGCGGCACCAGCACAATCTTTGATTCGGTGTAAAGGCTATTTAAGTCAAACTTCGGGTGTCCCTGCCCCAGGCAGTTACGGAGCTTTGGGCGGAGCAGGAACTGCCGGAGCTTGTTCAAAACGGGCTCAGTCATCTGCTGCCGCTGATATGGGGTCAGGTTCTCAAAACGTGACCAGAAAGGCTTCAGGGCGATTTCATCTTTTACATTTTTTGTGATGTCAGCGCGGAACTTTTCGTTTGTCAGAAGTTCCGGCAGCCACATCAGGGAAGCGCCGTCCACCTCCATGAGTGTCAGGATGGCGGCAGATAAAATATCCTGTGTGCGAACACCCCAGCTGTCTGCAAAAATCTCTTTTAAGACCGAAAGCACCGTATCGGCAGTCAGTTCCTTATCTTGCCCCTTTGCACAGGAGAGCGGATTGAAGCCCACCGGCTCCGGGCTGGCCGGGTCAATCACCACCACATCTTCTCTGCGGTGCGCGGGAATACGCTCCAGTATATCATCCACCAAGTCCTGCTTCGGGTCGATCACAAGGACACCCCGCCCGGCGCCAATATCTGAGAGGATCAGGTTCAGCATGGCGGTAGACTTCCCGCTCCCCGTAGGCCCTAAAATGATCGTGTGCTCCAGTGCGTCTTTCGGGGAAATACTGAGCCTTTCCCCATTCATGGCAGCCGCAAAGCTCCTGTCCCCGTTCTTAAACACCGGCTCCCTGTACCATCCGGGCGGCAGGGCGGCTTTGGGGTGAAGCGAAGCAGTCCCGGGCAGTGCATCCTTACCTACCGGCAGGAGCATGAAACCGGAAAGTTCTTTCACCGACAGCCGGAGTGGGAAATGCCATGGCACGCCTGCCCCGGTCAGTTTCTTCGGGTTCTCGCTGGCGGTATAGATTTTGACGCCTGCCGATTCCAGAATGCGGAAAGCAGCAGTCAGGTTGTGCAGTGGGTCAATATAGTCCTTCCGGTTACTGGAGCCGATGCGGATCACCGCCTGGAACCCGCTCTGCTCGGCTTTTTCCTTTGCCGACTTCACCATGTCGCTGGTGGCTTTCTGTACCGTCCCGGTGATAATTTCCAGCCATGAGGCGTTCGGGTCATGCATCCCGCCAGAGAGCGGCACCGGGCTGTAAGAAGCGCCCAAGACAATCTGTATGGCCAGTTCCTCATTTTCCCCGGTGTTTGCCAGTGCCGCCAGCCCTGCCCGGAGTACCGCCATGGAAGTGTCCATGTTGAGGGAGAGCAGTTTTTTGGAAGTTTTAAGCTGTGCCGCCCCGGCAGTCTCTTTCCGCGGAGCCTGGCAGATGCTCCCAAAACGGACATCCCCGTGCGCCTTAAAAATGTGTTCTATCTTATCAAGATGCCGGCGTTCTGTGCCGAGCAGGTAGCGGATTTTACCGCCGCTGCCCCGGCACTCCCACACCACTGCGCCGCGTGAGTGTGTGGCGGCAAGGTGGGAGAGCATATCCCACACCGCCTCAATGGCAAACGGCCTCTGCCATGCCACTTCCCGCCAGACAAGCTCCTTAAAATCATGTGTACTCATAATGCCGCCTCCTTTACCATCTGTCCCCATGCCGGTTTTTCCAGATACGCCAGCCAATTGCTGCCCCGGCGGTCACCACCACAATAATGAGCAGCACCCACCAGACTTCGAGGAAAAACTGCACGCCCAGCCGGATCAGGTAGCCGCTGGCGGCAATGATGACAGCCGCCTCGAAAAGATACCCGACCCACCGGCCGGGGCCGCCCCTGTGGTCTCCGCATTCGAACATAAGCCATCACGCTCCCTCCGTTTTCTTCGTAATATCTTTTGCGGTGCAATCTGCAGATACCGCATTAGCGCATTCCGCTCTTTTCAGGAGATCGTATTTCAAAGCGTCACTGTATTGAGGTACCGGAAAGCCGGGGATAACCACATCGCTTGCGATTTCATTTCCCCAGACAGCCCAGCCGTGACGGGGACGCCTTGCAAACAGTTCTAAGTATGGGCCGGGGGATACACGCTCCACGATGTCATAAAATTCCTCCGGCTTGTGGCTGTGTTCCTGCACGGTAAAGACACCAAAATTCCCCTGATTTTTTACTCTGACAGGTGCTTTCCCCTTTGTGCCGAGCAAAATGTGCTCGGTCATTCCCCTTAGATATACCCCAAGTCCAAGGCGGGGCTTAAAGTAAGTAAAAATGGAGCGCGGCTCGAACCCCCATGCCCGCAGCACCTTGAATCCTTCCTCCATTGTCGCGTTGGTCACCCACAGCCAGCAGTGGGCGTTCTCCGCACAAAGGCTGCCCACCGGCAGGGCTTTAATCTGATCAAGTGTCATCAAGTTATAATGTTTTACCGCGCCATAGTTACCTTTTTGTTGTATACTCCAAGGAGGATCTGCAATTACCGCACCGGCGCCGCCTTTCAGTGAAGCCGGGAGCAGTGGTCTGTTTATATTCATTGCATCAATTTTTTTAGCATCAAAATCCATATATTCCATACTCCTTCCATCAAACTTTTTTATTGCCACACCGATTTGACAGGCTGTCAAACCGGCGGGCGATTGGTGCGATTATAACGCCTCCCTGCCAAAAACTGTTGAAATATGTAAGTTACGCTTACGCCGTGAGCATAACTTTTGCTGTGTGGTCGCTGCACAGCCCTGTCCATTGGCAGTGTCTCAGATATCTTCATCCACGGTGTTTTCCCTAAATCCGTGCAGGCAGGCGACGCTGAACATCTTGTTGAAAGCTTCCATGCCGTCATTGTCCAGCAGAAACTCATCCTGGATTAGCTGACGGAGATACTTGTTTTCTTCCTGCAGATCTGCCAGCCTGCCGGAATTGAAAAAAACCGTATCGACAAGCCAAAGCAGTGCGCTGGCCATCAGCAGAAGCACAATAATAAGTATAATGATAACTATGTATCCATCCATTCCGGCTACCTCCTTTCCATCATCTGTTGCAGGCTCTTCCTGGCGTACACCGCCAGTATGGCTTCATAATACTCGCGCCCCAGCGGCGCCGCCTCGGATAATTTGGTGGCCATGAAAGCCAGCCCGCCGGTATTTTCCATGATGGATTTGGCGAACAGCACATCCCTGCGGTTTTGCAGGATCGACAACGCGGCGGACTCCGTGAAGCCCTCCGGGTCTGCATACTCCCCTGCGCCTACCGGGATGAGGCTGATGATGTCCTCCGCCTCCGGCGGTGCATCGTAAGTGCTGTGGGTATAATTCCTGTTATTGGCTTTTTGTCTTCGCATTGTGAAAACCTCCTTTTTGTTTTTGGAAGGGCTGTTTTATCCCTCTGCAACACATAGGACTCTTTTTCCCTGTTTGAGTAGTGGAAACAAAATTTTCCTGGAAAAAGGCGCAAAAAAATAAGCCTGCCCCGCACTGCGAAATATGCGGAACAGGCTTGTAGCTGTCTTGAATTTATAAAAGGGCGACAATTATTTGGGAGTGCGCCGTAATTTTAGAAGCAGATAGATGATGGTTAATAGGCACATCACCAACAATACGCACAGCAAACCTATTATAATAGTGTGAGTTATTTTAGGTTTCTGTACCATTGTTTTTGCGTGACCCTGATGAATTGTCGCTTTGACCATGCCCTGTGCCCAGTTCACGAGAACATTATCCCCTTCTTCAAGACTCTTATCAATGACTTCAGCAGTAAAACGCACCCAGCCAGATGCATTAGGCTCATAATTGCCGATGTTCATGCCACCATCAAAGAGGTCACCATCCTGAGGGATTTGCTTACCGTCTTTGTGGTTGGAGTTGTAGAGGTAAGTAGTATTGCCAACATAAACCATGTTGTTTGGTAGAACATCGCGAATAATCACGTTCTCTTGGATGTCATTGGCAGTATTGTTGTGGAACTCAATTTGATATTCGACCTTATCGCCAACCTTAGCGTCAACGGATTCGGTGAATTCATCATGCGTGCCAGCAAGACGTACTTTAACATCCAGTTCGAATTCATGGTCATAAACCACCTTGACCTTGATAGTGACAATCTGAGTGTATTCAAAACAGCCTGGAATCCTGCCGTCAAAATCTTCATATCCTATTAAAGCTCCACCACTGGATGCATTTGTCACAATAGAATCATCTGGAAAACCAATTCCACTTGAACTGGCAAAACCATTGTTGTATAGCATAGCAGATCCATACACATATTCCAAATGAAAGGATCGGCCATCAGGAGCTTGAAATAAAATATCGTCATAAATTTGGGTGGCATTGGCATTATCGGAATTAATCCAGCCACCTACCTCAATCTGGTTGCCCGATGCTGTCGGAATACTGAATGCAACCTTAGTATCAGTGGCTGTGGCATCTTCGCCATTTGGGTTGTTATTATGGACATATATTCGTACCAGGTATACCTTGCCATCTTCTGCGGTAATCGTATTAGAATTCCAGGCTCCATGTATATCTTGGTCTATTGCAAGAGCCGTAACAAAGTTACGCTCATCACCATAATTCGGATTATTAACAATGGAGTTAAAAACTGGTGTATAATCCCCAATAAAACTGCGGGGATTCCCTTCTTCATCAAGGAATGTAGCGCCGTCGCCATTCTCATCCCCATCAGTAAGCATCAATGCCGGACGCCCACCTAGATTATCCCAATAAGCTGAAACATTCATTGGAATCAGTACGGCTATTAAGGAGAACATTATGACAGACAGAACTATATACTGAACAATTTTTTTGGTTTTAGGTTGCTTTAGCATCAGTCCTCACCTCCATTCCCCGAAAGTTCCATACTAAATTCTTCTTCCGAATCCGGTCCAACCGTGACATTCATACAGACAGGGGTGGTTTTTTCATATATGACCACAATCGTAGCAACATTTACTTTGCTTTCATCTTGCCAATTTTCCACCTCTCCGATTCTGATTTCCTGTGCCCTGACCAATAACGACAGTACTTGGGGTATATCGGCAGGTATAGGCTCAACTGTTATCAAATCCGTATCCTTTGGGCGGATCAGTATTTCTAAATCCTCTATGCTGGCACCATCAGGTATGCCATAAATATTTATAACTGTGCCTTTGCCAGCATCAAGTGTAAAATTATATTCTGATTCTTCTGATCCCTCTGGTCCCCGAATGTAAAGCTCTCCAATCGGAGGAACGCTATCTCCAAGTTTGGCAATATGCCTGACAAAAATAATCACTACTATAACAAAGATAATTGAAACAACAGCCAGTGCAGTTACTATCCTTTTTCTTGTTTTTAAGATACCCTGCCATGTCTGGAACCAACTTTGTATGCCTATCAATTTTTTCGGTGTTGAATCTTCTGATGATAATTCATTTACCACTGTTCCTTCGCCTAATGTTTCTGTAGGGATATTTGGTTGTAGCTCCGTGTGTTTTATTTTGTCATCCTCAGAGGTTTCATCTTGTAACGGAATTTTATCCGAATATGGTTCTATTCTAATACGTTTCAAAAAATCGGCTGGAAGTTCTTCGGGTAGTCCTTCTGGAAATCTTTCTGCCAGCTCATCAAGAACCGCAGATACAAAACCTAGACGTCCTCCATTTTTAATGATATTTTTTTCAAGTTGTGCAGCTGCTTGTTCTATCTCTTTATCCTCAATTTTTGAGAGACTGCTGTCGGGGTCTTTCAGTTCTGCTATAGCCTTAGTGCCTTTTTTGAACCTCATGTCTGGGTTTTCTTTTACGAATTTTTCATGTCGTTCTCTTACGCCCAGATTCCTATAGCTGGGCAAGAATTCAAACACAACAAGCAGTAAATACAATTTCTGCTGGGGGCGGATATATTCTTCTAACAATCGGATTGTATATGCTTCACAGAAAGTTTGATACAGTGTATTCAAAATATCTTGAGTATCAATACCATCAAGATTCCGCTTGCCTAGAGCTACTTCAATAAATTGCGGTTCTTTACCATAAAAATTATCATCATTCTCAAGTAGCTCGAGCAGATTCTGAGCATTTTCCCTATCTCTGCGGACACTAGTCAAAGCATCACTGATTGTTTTTTTAGACACAGACCGATGTTCTGCTTGTTGGCTTTTTGCTATTGCCATTTCCACACCCCCATCCGCAGTAAAGTAATTTATTATATCATTTTTTCAGATAATAAAAAAGAGAATGGCCACATGTTTTTCGCATGTGGCTGTGAAGTTTTTAGACACCGGCATATTCTGTTGTCTCGATAACCGTGTTGTGGCTGTGAAAGAGATCATCATCTGTCTTTTGGGGATTCTTAAGTTTGAGTATTACTTCGTTGCGGATATAGCCTAAGTCCTCTTTGATGGTAGACTGGTCACGATAGCATTCCACGCAGTATGTTGGTTTGAACCCGAAATAATTTTTGGCACACTCGAAGCTCAACCTTACAGTACCATAGTTGCCTGTAATCCAGAGAAAGGCATAATCCTTAGTCTCGATGTTGTTGTAGAATAGTTCTATGATGCCAACAGAAACCCGGAACGCACTCAGTTGCCAATCTGGGCGCTTGCCTTTGACGATTGCGGCGCAATTTTCGGTGAAATCGACCTGATCCGGGTCTCCAAACAAATCTGAATCTGCCGTTTTTAGTATGTGGTCCCAGTACGTTTCTTGTTGTTCCTCGGACATCCCATCAGCCTTGGTCAGCTTCATTTGAATAGGATTGAAGTCGGCATCCCCCATGCGGCCACGGAAATCTTCATTGTAACCGTGAACTACGTAGCCGTCATAATCCAATTCCCTCGTGTACGTCATCTGTCTCATATCGTTCCCTCCTATTTTTTTGCAAATTTGCACAATAATCGCATCATCGCTCATCCTGCGAGAGGAGAAGCGAGTTCTGCGATTATCGGGAGAGAGAACAGATATATATCAGATATACAGAATATTTTGGTATCTTAATGTGCTTACAAGTTAGTTTAATCTAACTTATGCTTTCATTGTAGCACACATGTTCGATTTTGTCAATACTTTTAACGCTTTTCCGTCTAATTTGGCAACTATGAAATTCTTTTTCATTCTTTTTCATTCTTTTTCATTCCAAAGCGTTCTTTTTCATTCTTATTTCAAGAGCGGCCGTTTATCCCTTGTATAATCCAATTAAAGCAAGGCAAACCCCTACATACAGCCGCAGAAAGTGGGGTGAAAATCTTCATTGGCGGTCGGGGAGCTGACTACTAAGACACTAAAAACCATTAACAAATTCATATCAGGCCACATGT